CCGTTATCCATTACTCTACACCTGAGGCCCACGCTCTGGGTGTATGAGTACAGAATCGAGCAAGCAATTAAGCAGGTGCCCAACCCTGTATTCATATCACCACTAGCGCGGATGTTGAAGTCAAACTTCACACTACCCTCAGGCACGTAACCACGACACACACTCTTACGCTGCCACTTCAACAACCGGGTCAACTCAGCTCGATCGATACCAGTAAAGAATCTTTGGTATACTCTCGCTTCGAACTTGAGTGCTTCAGGCCCGGTATGCTGATCAAATCTCTTAGCGTCCCCACCGATCGCAACCGGATCGCTAAAATCTGACCAAGCATCCTCAAAACACTTCCCCACCTCTGACATGTTCATGCCCTTCATAACCGTTGGGCCACCAAACATATCATTCAACACCTTATATAACACACCCTCAATCGGCTTGATATATACTCCTAACGCAAGGTTGAACCGAACATCTCTAGGTGAAATGATGCGCGGTGCAGGGTCGCACTTGGCAGAAAAGTTGGTCTTCTCCGCTTTCGTGAACGTTTTTATCTCAGCATCCTTGCGAGTCACCGCCTGCCTCGCTAGGGAAGCACTTGCATCACGGTATCTTGCCTGTTTCCGGGCGTCACCGGCATACTTTTCAATGAATTGAGTATGGGTGAACGGGCCGAGAAGTTTGGCATGACGCTTGATGAAGCGCTCCGCTGCTGAAATATTAACGCGAAACTCCGCCGGATCTGCTTTGAGGGGTGACGTGAGTCCCTGGCCATAATCCACCAGGAACACACGCTCAGCCACCCCCCTCACCAGATTCGTCAAACTCGAGTTATGAACTCCGAACGCGTCGTTCGGACCAGCGCCAACCAGTCCATAAACAACACGTGTCCTTGGGTTACCCGATCTACGCTTGACTCTAACGGGCAGTGCGACACCATACTCACGGCTAATTGTGTCGACTCCCTCAAGCGCAACTGGGCAACCCTACGCCACCTTACGGCCCGCTCGCCACTTGTCGTACTTG